GTATTATAATGTACTCCTCTATTGTCTCCTTTACCAAAGAATTCTATATCTCCTGCCCCTGTTTTTTCTCTTGTAAAATTTGTATCTGCTTTTATAGTAATAGGACCCATGGCTTTAAAACCCGGATATTTGGAATAAATTCTATCCAATACTCCACCATCTTGATATTTGTCCAACCACTTTACCATTACTTATAAGAGATTTGAGTACTGTGAATATTGAAGATGCTAACAATGTGTGTAGTGCAGGAATTATTTAAGATATATCTGAATTTCAAATCCTTGGCACGAATAGTATCTTTTTTAAAACTTCTAACACCATAGTCCATATTATCCTGATTTAACACCTTATCAATTGAAAGACTCTCACAAGAATTATTAAACATCTGAACTTTTGTATCTTTGAGAACATTGAAAAAAGTATTTACATTATAAAAATTATCACTCTTTGTAAATAGAATATCCTTTCCATCTGACTTAAATTTTGGGTATGATAAATACTCCTTCATATTATGTAAGGGTTTTGGAAAAAGATTTAACATTCCTGAACATTGTTGTCCATTATAAATAATAAGATTTGAAAAGTACTTATCATCTGTCTCAATCTTTGTATTATAATTGAATACTCCATCACTTATTGGAAGATACTCATATACCTTATCATATGATTTTATATTTTGGAGGATTTCGTCATTGTACTTATATGCTGCAGAATATTCCAATATGTAGGGTTCTGTCTTTCCATAGAAGGAATTATAGAGCTGTATGTTTGTCAAGTGTCTCCAGATACAACCTGTTTTCATTTCAGTATATGAAGTTGTCAGATATTGTTGTATAGTAGTTTCTGTAATAGAAATAATCTTTTCATACTGACAATCTCCTGTAGAAACTATCTTAATAGCAATCACAGTATCATTTACTATAAAAGCAAGTCCTCCTACTAAATCTTTTTTAGACACATTTGTATCTATGATATGATTACTTTGATCATAGATATTAAATGGTCCGGAAGTAGGGCCTGCTTTGGTAAGTTTTATGAAAACTGTTTTCATATCGTTGTTGTTGTCGTCGTTGTAAAAGCTAATACAAAAATAACTGTTGTAGTGGTGGTAGTAGAAGGAGGAGACGTAGTGATAATAGTAGTGGTGGTGGTTGTTACTCCCGGACAATATAACCTAAATTTATATAAGGAGTTCACTATCGCTGAATAAATATGTAAATAAGCATTTGCTGGAGTTGCTGCAGATTTACTAAATGATGACACACCGCTTGTAGAATGAGTTACCCGAGGATACCCATCATCTGGATAAGTTACTAAATCAGGATAAACATTATTTGTTATAGGATCAACTTTCCCTAATAAATTGAAATTGAAGACAGATCTGTTTACTCCACCAAAATCATAATCTTCTGATCCATAATAACCTGTATCAATAACTACTCCACTATTCCATTCTATTATAAACCTATCTGGAGAAACATCTGCATTGAAATCGAAAAGTGATATTCCTGTAGCGCTTCCTAAGTTTATTTCATGAGTGTTTACATATTCACTTCCGCTATCGTAAGCTAAAAGTATTCCACACTCTTCTGTAATAGGAGCTATTGTTGTGGTGGTAGATGTAGTGGAAGTGGTGGTAGATGCAGGTATACATGAGGATCTCTCAGTAATAATACCATTTACTACATGGAATACTATATTGGAATACATTAATTCATCAGTAAAATACCATCCATCAGGAACAACATTACAATCAGTACGATATGCTCCTAAATATACAACGTGTCCTACAGCAATTGTAGTTGTCTGACAACTTAATGATGTAATATTTAATCCATTAGGATCTAAATCATTATCATAAGTTAAAAGGAAATTTTCAGCACTGCAAGCTTCTTCTTTACTTCCTGTTGATACATATATTACAGGGGGAGTAGTGAGTGTATATCCTTTAATGAATCTATAATTGGTAAGTCCTGTTGGTCTCTGGCACACATACATTGTAGTAGTTGTTGAGGTTGTACTTGTTGTAGATGTAGTGGTAGAAGATGAGGTGGATGTAGTAGTAGTAGTTGTAGCTGCATGAGTTGTAGTTGTACTGATTGTAGGAGAATAGACAGTGGTAGTTGTACTAGTGGTACTGGTTGTACTCGTAGTGGTTACCATTATAGCAGCAACAAAATCAATATCTTCACAACATCCGTTAATCCCTGAATAGAAGAAATTGTTCTCTGCTATGTACCAATTGGGAACATAACTATGAAAACTAATCCAACTTTTTGTATTCATGTTATATGAAAGTGTCCAAGATTTATTACAGAAATAAGTGGGATCATTCAAAGAAATAATCACTCTTTGCTTATATTCATATTCTGGGCAACCTAAACTCGTGGTTGTAGTTGATGTAGTGGGAAAGGAAGAAGGAGTAGGTATATCTCCTGAGTATGCAATTCCAAAAAGGTCACAACCACACACTCTCATTGTAGTTATATTCTCAATATAAAACTCTCTTGTATCAGCATCATACTTTACATTTGGATCAATTGGTATATAGTCAAGTTTAGTAATGATGAGCCTGTCAAACTTACTATCATACACTCCATGTAAACCAATCCCATTGAAATGATTATCCGTATCTACTGTTGGAAAATATCTGAGAATTTCAAAAGCTAAATGATCTGTGAAGAATCTATTTAATCCGGAGCCAAAACCAGAGAGATCTACTGCATTTGATGCTCCAGTTAATAGAAATACTTGTCCTCTCTTTGCATCCACTGTTAATTGTCCTTGTGGAATTTTCAAGAGCATTTTGTTCTGGCTTCCTATATAACCAAGATCTGTTTCAGCGAAATCAATTGGGGGAGACTTCTTGAACATGTAGGGGTTTCCTATATAAGCTGCTTGAGGATTGGTTGTATCAATAGTAAGCAGATTATCATAGAGTAGTGTTTTATTCTCAAATCTTGCAAGGATTGCCTTGTTCTGAATACCGTCGAGAGCTATTAATTTTCCATAATTCTGTGGAAAATCAAAGTATGACAATGCCCTGTAATTAAGCCACGCATTCACTCTATTATCAGAGTCGGTATTCTGCGAGTCAGAATAGATTGCTCTAAAGGGATATAATGTAAAACATAATTTATCTTCCCAATCCAAAGGGAGATGAGTAAATACGTTTTCCTTGTTTTGCTTAGAGAAGGTAGTATTATAATAATACGTGTTGTCTTGAGCAATAGGAACAAGACTTTCCTGTACCCAATCATCAGGAATATAATTTGTTACATGAGGAAAGAAGTCACCTTCCTTATTATTAAATGCTTGCCTAAGATCTACATTAACCGAACTCTCACAATAGAAATTAGGAATACCATAAGCAAATAAGTAGAAATATCCATTATAATATGTTCTCCCGGGAGCAGAGGTTGAGTCTGATCCTCCCTGATTATTAGGACAATCAAAATTGTGAGCCTTGTACGATATAATGTTAGTTAAAGGAGAAAGAGATGCGTCAGGTTTTTCAAGAATATCAGAACTCAATGTAAAACTTTTGAGTATAGATCTTGCTGAATGCCAATACTTCGGAAAACCAATATTTCCAATTTCATCGTAAAAGATATCACTATCGTCAGGAGCATTCACCCTATTATCAAGAAAGAAAGGAAGTTTGGTTTTAAATGCAAACCGATTAATAAAGGTATCCCCTCCAAAAACAGTATTATGAGATGTATTTATAAATGTATTCTGATATCCAGTATCAATAGTATTATAAGAATAAATCTGTCCCCATTGATTTATAAAATAATTCTTGATGGAAGCATAATAGGACACAACAGAGATGTCTATTTCCTTGCTAGGATTGGTACAAGAGTTAGCTCCAGATACAGTTTGCCTTGATATATCTGTCACCTTTGGAAGACCTCCTGAGAGCATATTAGGACTATGATCTGGAAAAGGTAATGGAGGGATCAGTGGAGGAACTGTAGAATCTAATGCGCCTACTGTTCTTAGGTAAATAGATGTTTCTCTATACCAGTTATTGATAGGTGTAGATCTAAACTGCTTTGTAGCAGTATTTAAAGAAACATCTTCTGTAGACACTACATTAGGAACTAAATATTTTTTGATATCAAGATTGCGTTGCTTTATACCTTCTCCATTTGGAATAGGTTCGGAGTAGTCATAATTTGCTATTGAGTTATAGGAATAGGCAAAATTCTTTCTTGTTATCCCATTGATGAATATCTGTTGATAGGCTTGGTAAGCACTAAACATTATCTGAAGATCAAATGGGTTTGCCATTGCTGACATCTTTTCAGATGATAATAAAGCATCATATTGAGCTTGTTCACTAAGCAGTCTATACTTTGCATTATTCTTCACTTCTGTAAAATGACCTATTCCTGCACCAAATATAACATTCTCAAGTTTAAGAATACCTCCTAAGAAGGGTTTGCTAAATGATGTTTCCGGAGAATTAAATATTTGTCTATAACCAAGTTCTGGAACATCTTTAATTGCAGGAAGTGCTGTATCTATGATAGTATCATCTTCTTTACTACAAGAATCAGGAGGTGCTGTAGATAGTAATCGAAAGTCTGGTTTTCCTCTACCTTCAGTCACCATAGGTCCTCCTGTGCCGGGAATTACCCAAATCTCTGTATATGATCCATTGCCATCACACCAGTCTTCTGTGTAATCCAGATAGGTATCATACCATCCATATCTATATCCTCTACATATATTACATGAAGATACACTCCACACATCATAATATGTAGTTCTCACTGTGCCAGCCCCTACAGTGATTATAGGTCTGCCAATAGCACATATTTGTTTATTTCCTATTGTGGTATATTGTTTTGTTGAGTCATGATTACTATTACACTCAATGTATGAAATTTCAGCGTAGGGATTACCATCTTTATCTTTAAGAGTGAGTGATAATTCAGTGATATTCATGGTATAAGAACGACATTCATCCAGATATGCGTTATTCTTTCCATTTATAAATACATCCTGATTTAGATCATTATATGGATAATTTGGAAAATAGAACTTCTTCTCTTCTCTTTCATAACTACCTACATTTCTAAGAATACCTTTTGCTATAACAGATTTATTTGTAGATCGGTCTCCTCTCACTATCTTGAATCCAACAATGTCATCTTTTTCTGCAATGCTGAGAGAGGATGAATTAATCAAACTTCTTATCTGACCTACATCGAGTTTAACTCCAATTGGGAAGATAGCATCGTTTCCCATTACCATACTATCTTTATTTATAAATTGTTTTGATTCAAAAATAGGAGAAACAAGAGCATCAGGAAATTTATGATGTCTTATTTTTTGTCCTGCAAGCTCTCCCCATATATTTTCATTGCAAGGATATTCTTCAGAAGACTCCCAGTAAGCAAATTCTCCAGTTTGGTAAGGTCCTTTATATTCAGGATCAGTGGTATATCCAGAAGATAACCCGTCATTACTTGCTGTATTATATACCATCCAGAAGGGAGAATAACCTATTCCCCCAGAATGGTATTCAGGAGAGCCTATGAAGTCTGGATCTGTCTCAGGAATATCATGATGTTGTGACTCTTTATAACTCTTTGCTCTTCCGGGAATATGGAAACCATCTGTCTGTTTTCCATTTCTTAATAAGAAAACAATCTCAAAAGGATATACTTCATCTCTTAAATATGAACGAAAATTGGTAGCATTTACCTCATTAGCATAATTCTCATCCGCAGGAATTCTCCAAGTTTCCCATTGTAATTTAATTTTGTTTGCAATCTCTTGATAGTTGATTCGATCAATAGAAAGTAGACCGTCCCATACAAGAACATCCTGAACATTAGTGAGATCGTTAGCTACATCATAATAAGGAAACTTCTCAAATATATCATTTATTGAAAGTCTTATGTTTGTAGTTGTGTTACTCGAAACCTGTCCTGTATAGATAATTTGTTTTGATATTCCATCTATAAAATACGTTCCTACTAATTCTACAGAAGAAATAGCATTGATTGTCTTTATTACTGCTAAATTGAAATATTGAAATTGTCCAGTGAGATCAAGATTTGTTATATCAAGAACAATAGATTTTCCAACCTGTGTATTAAAATTGGGAGTAACTACAAACGTATCCGCAATAGGTGTAGGATTTGTAATAGAATAATACGATGTATAGGCATTGCCAGAGATATCAGAATATTGAACAGCAAATTGATAAGTACCTGTTACAAGTGTTCCTATGTTAGTAATTTCAATTATAGCAAGTTGAGGAATGCTAAAATCAGGTTGAAGCTTTAATTGATTGACATCAACATCTTCTCCATATATAGGATCACAGGCAGGCGTTCCTCCTATAAGCACTCTTGGTATCTTTTCTAAATTAAGATAACGTCTTGGATTAAGAGCGTCTGTCCAATAGATCTCTGTAGAGCAATTGCTTATTTTATGTACACATTTATGAACAGGGTAATGAATAGAAAAACCAAAGTTACCTTGTATTAATGTTCTATACACACAATCATTATTCTCCATATAGCCAATTTCATCCTTATCAGTTATATTTGCATTTGGATTGGTAATGAAGAAAATATGCTTGTTCTTCTCATTAATAAAATGGGTGCCAATTTGAACAAATCCTTCTGGAAAAGAAACACAGAATTCATTTCCTTGCTCATTCTGATAATTGATTCCTGAGGCATCAAAAGACTCAACTGCCGAGTTAAGAGCATAACTCAACATACCAGATTTTAACTGAGAAGGAGTTAAGTCTAAATTTAACCCTGTTTGAGCGAAGTCAAAATTTTGCTTAATATTGGAAGATTCCTGTTCGTTGCTCATTTAACCTTTTGATTTTATCAGACTTTATTTCCGTTGTTACTGCTCTTTCCACAGACCAACCTAAGTCAGTAATTCTATGTCGAATACAAGGATAGTTGAGATTCAATTCAATACATAAATCAGTTATACAAAATTTCTTATCTTTATATTCTACTATTACATTTCTTCTAGTATTTCTAGCTTGCTGTGAACTTGTTGCAAGTCTGCAGTTACTAGGTTCATAATTACCATTACTATTTCTTCTGTTAATGCTTAATCCCCACTCCCAACCATTTTCCATTGCCCAATTATAGAAGGGTAAAAAAGAATTTGTCCATTCTTCACAGACAGATATTCCTCTACCTCCATAATATTCATATCCTTTTATATTAGGATTATTGCAACGATTTTTTATATCCTGCCACTGTCCATATAAAGGGTGTTTACACAAACCGTGTTTTGTATTTGCCTCATGTGTTCTTTTTATAGTATAACAACCACAAGATTTTATAACACCTCGTTTAATTGGACTTAATGTAGTAACGATTTCTTTACCACAACTACATTTAACTTTAACCATTCTTCTCTTCTTTCCCCACTTAGGATCTATTCTATATCCTGCATCCTCAACGAATGTAAATAATCCTACTTTATCTCCTTTTATATAATGATCCATATCAATTAGGTGTTACGTCTGCCCCTGTATCTAATTGCACTACCCGGAAGATTATACATATTAAATCTATTCAGGTCCTGTTTGATCCTTCTTTGCTTTGCCCAGACATCCTGTTTCTTTATCTCTATAGCTGCCATAATGAAAGCCTCTTCATACAATTGCTTATAATAAACAAGTTTCTGTTGAAGTTGATTGAAGGTCTCATCAGTAATCTGATTGGTGAGCATTTCAACTAGTTTGAACTTAATGAATGCTTCTACATATTCTTTTATACGATAGTCGTCAGGAACCATTTGATTTCCAACATTATCATAGTTAGTAGCATAGAATATGATGTGTACTATACCAGTTCTGAAATTGGTGACAAACTTATTATCTCTAATATCAAAAGAATCCATAGATGATGAGAAGGGAGTGTTCTGATGTACTCTCGGAACTCTTTCCCAAGCAGAGGTATATTCAACATCACAGTGCTGTTTAGCTGATATATTTCCGGGTTTCAGCAAATAGTCCTTATGGAAAGTTCTGGCAAACTCATTATTACTTTTATAAATTGCCTGTATAAGATTTGGCATACATGGATCACATGCATCACTTTGGCAAACAGGGTCATTACAAGGTTGTCCATCTACAACCATGGGAGATATTTGAATAGTTGTAGCGGATGCCGCCTGAGAATAGAATGAATTAGCTGTCTGATATGGATATCCCGGGATTTCAGTACAAGCCCATGCTTCTCTTACAGCATAAAAATTATCAGGAAGACGAGATTCAAAATCATCAATATACAGAATTTCTTCAGCAATTGTATATGAAGACTTACCAAGTTTATTTAGAGCTTTGTTCAACCAACTTGGAAATAATAAATTATCTATAGCACCCGTATCCATGTAACTCTTAAACTCCTCTGTAACAAGAGCATAGATTGGTTCAGGACTAACAAATGTATATTTATAATAATAGCTCATACTTATTTATCTTTGGAGTAACCATTCACGGTAAATGTGCTGGTACTTATTGTTTATAGTGAGATAGTGGGCAAGAAGTCTTGATGTACTTCTGGCAGGCTTAAAATACCACAAATCTACATTTTTGAATCTTGTTGTATGCTTAAACCATTTCCATCCAAAAAAATAACCTTCTGTGTGAAAATTAAAATTGTATATAACTTTCCCTTTTTCTCTGGTTTTTTTCCAATCAATAGGGAGTCCAATTTTTGATTGACCGTTGAATTCTATTGTTTTTTTTCTTTTCTTTTTATTGATTGAAAATTCTCCAAATCCAAAAGGAAATTTTACTTTATCACCAGTTTCAAGAATGTACTCTTTAAAAGATTCATTGAATTCATAAATAACACTTTTCCATTGATCGAATGTAAGATAGATACTTGGATGTCTTCTACAAAAGTTAGTATAGTTTTCTCTACTTGCACTACGCCAATCAACTGCTGTTCTCATCCTCGTTGTGTTTGTGAATCATGTAGTCTAACTCCCTGCTCATCTACATTGTTCAACTGAGGATCAGCTGATGTGTTAAAATAGGTACGCAATAGAGTTTGTGATGTAAGTTCCAATGTTTGTTTTTCCAAATACCCGGGAATGAAAGATTCTTTATCCAAGGGATTCTTACATAATTCTTCTGTACTTGGCGAGCTTCCACAATCACAATCAGGATACATTACCTCATTGGGTACATCTTCTTCAAATAGAGCTGCTATTCTTATCCTCTGTACCATAGGATTTGTTATATATAGATAGTCATTTGATATCCAATAGTATTCACTCTTCTTTATGATGGGAAGTTTGAGGAGATTGATATATCTGTTGATTGTAATTTCAGTGAGTTTTATAGCTTTGCCTCGCATGGCATTTATGGAATAAACTCCCTGTATAAGATATTGATAGTTACCTTCACATATTCGAGGGAGTTTTAATTTGCTTCTTGATATAGAGCAAGGATCTGCATAATCACAACATTCAGAGATAGGTACCTCTATCATTTCCATACATGGGATTGTGGTAAAAATAGTTGATGTCCCCCAAAGTCTTCTTAGGTTTGTTTCACGTTTTACTAGAAGTAGACCATTAACTTTTAATTCTGCAGCTATAGTTCTATCTGTAATAATTGCGTCCGTAGATAGCAATTTATGCATTGCTCTTATTGAACTGACAAGTTCCCTAGTTACCATAATTATATTTCCATTTAAAAGTATACGCTGAAATAGCTTTATTTAAGCAAATCTTCTAATGTCACGATAAACCCGTCTATTTCTAAAATAGATATAAAGGTATAAACTTTATAGAGAAAAGTCAAAGTTAATTTAACTAAGACCGTTAATCTCTTTAACTAAATTAGTTAAAAGTATAAATCCTCCCAATGGCAATTGAGAGGATTTATGTAATAGACTATTATTTTAGTTCTTTTTTAACAAGTCATGTTATCTATTATCACTCCACTTGAATTTATTTGAAGTGCTTTGCAAGAAGGTCCTCCCGGAAATCCAACAGGAACTATATCAATAAGATACCATAATCCTCCACCATCAAATACATCAAGTGCCACAGAGTTATATACTACACTGCCGTTTGAGAAGATTACATCTACAGACCAAAATGATCTTCCATAGCAAGATAATGCGCAAGCACCTACACTATCTGATGCACTACTAATTGAACCGTTATGGATATAAGGAGGAAGAGGAAAAGTAGTGGTGGTTGTAGTTGTAGGTACTCCTGTAGTTGTAGTGGTAGTTGTGCTTGATGTGCTTGTTGTAGTCGTGGTGGTAGATACAACTGTAATATCAATAGTAATAGAATTAGTACAATTTCCTTTAGATACCAACTTGACTTGTGTTATTCCATCTGGAGCATTAGAGACATATCCATTAATAAGATTTTCTCTGGATACTCCTATTTCAAATGGATCTGAGAAACCATTCGTATCAGAATATAGATCAAATGGACCAACATCTGCTCCTGCTATTATAAGTTTAATATATATATCCATTAGAGTACTTTATTTATTATACATGCCACATTTTGTGAAGCTCCATTTATAGAAGGAACCATTGATACTACACCAACAAGAATTATATCTGCTGGAGTTATAAAATATATGTCATGGGAACTTGTAACCATATAATTGTCTCCATTATATACATATAATCCGAAAGCATTAATAGGAACTATAAGTATTTCAAAAATTTTAGTACCTGTATTGTCAAATTGAGTTATATATGAAGCATAGGTGTTAATATCAAAATTTGATATAAGATACAGATCAGTATTAGCATTGTAAATTATATCTCCAGTAACTTTCCTATCTGCTCCCATTTCAAATAATAATGAGTCAGTAGCACCTAATGGAGTGAGTGTATATTTAGTTATATAATTAGGAGAGCCTCCTCCAACAAGTTCATATGTTTCAGTAACATCATCTGCACTCTTTACAGTTAAACCTGCTCCTACTACAGAATCTACTGTTATTGTCCTATTAAATACACAAGTAAATGGAGTAAGGGTTATGTCAAATTCATTTATAGTATATCCTCCAGGGCTTGTCCATAATTTGGTATCTGTACTTGCTATGTCAACAGCCGATCTTCCTGTGGCTACTAAAAATGTACATGCTCCTGTACTTGGTTCAAATCCATAAATATCACCATTTGAAGTTACAAAGAGTACAGCACAGGCACTAACGATTTGCGTGGTGGTAGTGGTGGTGGTTACAGGAATAGAAGTGGTAGTGGTGGTGGTGGTGGTACAATTCCCCTCTACTACGATAATTGTGTTATCAATTGGTGAAATCGTCCACATTAGTACTAAAGCAGGGTTAGCTACATTCTCTGAAGAAGAAACAACATGATCAATTGTCCAATATGTTCCTGTCCAATATATATCATATAATCCGTCTTTTTGATAATGAGGTTTTCCATTGGTTACTCCAACGTAAATATAAGTTCCATTTAATTGATCATGACCTACAAAACCAGATGTACAAACAGAATCAGGAGAAGGTATAGTGGTGCTTGTAGTAGTAGTAGGGGTAGTTGGAGAGGCAGTAGTAGTGGTTGTTGTTGTAGGAATGATAATGGTTGTACTTGTTGTAGTAGTACAAGCAGGATTTACAGGAAGGAAGAAGTATTCACATAACCTAAAATCAACTACTGTCATAACTATTTGATTATTAGATAGGTATGTACATGATATAGTAACAAGCATGAACAGGATGAACATTATCATGAACTTCTCCACCTCCTGTATTAGCATTTGTAACAACAACATTAGTACTATCAAGACCTGTCTCATTCATGGTTGTAGATGTGTTTCCACTAAGTGTACTTTGTTGAAATCCTGGAGGAACATTATTAATTGAACCAAGTGGTGTATCATTTCCCCCAACAGCAGCATTACTACTTGTTTGTTTAAATTCTATTGTGGTGAGATGCCCGGGGTCATTAATAGCAACTGTAGCAACGTGAGTATGTGCTGGTAGTTGAGGGGTAGTGAGAGATACAGAGTTTGCACCAGCTTTATCAGTTAGAACGTAATTAGGATTTCCATTAGCAGGATCAACTTCAGGATTAAAAGATCCTGCACCCATAGCAATTGCCACACCAATTAAACTTCTTCCTCTTAAATCAGGAGTGTTGTTATCTCCATTACAGAAATATATTTTCTCCCATGTGCTTCCTACTATACCTGCTCCATTTATAGTAAATGAACTAAGGATTTCATTTGTTGGATAGAATGGATAGATGACATATGGAACCATTTTGGTGTACATCTTGTTATCGGTGGTGATAGTGTTCAAATAGTTTTGAATAAGAGTATTAATATTATTAGTTGTGCCTATTGTGACACAAGTGGTAAACAGATTATTCAATGTTTCTATATGATATATTGCTGTACAGAGAGTAGTTATGACTTCCTGAAGAATAACATGAGTGCCATCTCTTGGTGCAGCCCTAAGACATCCTACAGTATAATCTGCTTCTATAGCATCAATTCTTCCTCTTTCAACAGCAATCTCTACTTCTATAGCACATATTGCCTGAATAATAGCTGTGAGAATATCTATTAATGTAGGAGAACTACACTCTTCACATGGAAAATATTGCTTTACTGTATCACAGATGAGAGTTGGTTCTATTACAGGGAGTATACCTATTCCACTTAATACTGTGGTTAGATAGTCGGTTATAGCTTTTTCAACTGCTTCTAATGAATCCCCTGTATGGATATTAAGAAATGTTATTGGACTTCCTGTGTATTTTACACATTTATCTGATGTGGTCTCTACACAACCACCGAAACAATTTGTACAAGACATAATTTATATATTAAGAGGTGATTAATTTGGACTAATTGTGGTTATTGTTGTAGTGGTAGTTGTGGTATGGGGGATAGTAGTGGTGGTTGATGTTGTAGTGATGATAGTGACATCATCATTACATGATGTGCAAACTTCACCAGCAGTAAGTCTTCTTACCACACTGGAAATCATCTCTACTGTATAATTCTCACAGTAATCAGGACTTACTTGTTTATAAGTGAGTATTCGTTTGTAGTTCAGCAGATCATACATCACTACTGCTGAAATACTATTGGTTAACAGGAATACTACATTTCCATATAAAACATGTCCTAATTTTGCTAGCTTGCAGTCTATCTTATTTAAAAGTATCTGAATGTCATTACACTCCGAACAATTTGTAAGCTTTGGTTGTAACATCTATTACTCCTTTCTTAATTTTTCTACAAGCTGAACATAATCCATTAACTAACTGACATCCGCAAGAGACTTGCTTTCCGCAACCAACACAGGTTTTCATATTACGAGAAGTTTATAATATAATTATTTCCTGAACATCCGCAATCTTCTGAAATAAAAGAATCCAACATTTTATCTGCTTGAATATAAAGTTTGGTTGCTTCTATGACGGCACAGTTATTGGCTGCAGCAATTGCTCCCTGTATAAAGAAATATATACTCATGAGATCGACCTTGGCTTGAGTTTTTATAGCCTTATCACATTCCATCATATCAAGCTTCATGAATGCATTGTCAAACTTCTGTTGAAGTTTATCTACCCTTAGTATTCTTTTTTTAATAGAAGAAACAAGTTCACCTGTAATCATATATGAAATACAATAGTTTCCATCAGGAAGAGGTTCGACGATAGTAGATATACCTAAATCTATCGAATTATAGATATTCGTACTGTTAACTGTAAATGGAACATCTGTCACTATACCAAATCCCGGCACATCTATAATGAGCGTGACTGTGGGAGGAGTAGTAATATATACAGACGTATCAACAATTGCCAATGTAGTGATATCGTAAGTAGGAAGCATCACTATATTATAAGATTCGGTACCGGGAGTTGCCATAATATTGATTTAAAATAAAAAGGGGGTAGGGAGTTTGTCCCCCACCCCCTTGGTATTTTTATGAATTAAAAACTTATTAAGTTAAGACAGTTTTGGTAGTTGTGGTTGTAGTAATACAAGCACCACTTTCATCAACAGGAGCACCAAGTGCAGCAGTGAGGATAGTAGAAACTGCCGTAGCTTCAGTACTAGATTTCTGAACAGCAATAATCACCATATTATCTTCAGGAACATAATCGCCCCAATTCTGGAGAGCTTTGTCATATTCATTGAATTTAATATAATAGGTGTCATAGGTAGTTCCATCAGTAACCCAACTTTCGTAGTTACCATTGTATCCCATCATCCTGTACAGATGTTTCAGATATCCAGCCTGATAGCTGTAATAATTCTTCTCCATCTGTTTGATTTCCTCAGAGGTACCTTTTGCATAATTAGAGTTCTGAGTAGTAGTGGATACAGCAACAATGTTACAAGCATCACTAACAATGAAATCAGCAGTTGTAGCAGGTCCACTATAAACAAATGTCCTGAACCACATCCTGTCATATTCATATGGGAAGGCAGAAACATCACAAGGCTGACCATATTTAGTCAGTGATTTTCCCTGAATTTCCAGAATAGTTCCATTAACCTTGCTGAAGGTAAAGAAATCTGACAAGGTAATGTTGTCAGAATTACTTCCTGTCTGACCAGAAGGTAAAAGGAAATTAGGAGCAGTTGCTTCCAGCTTTACAATGAAAGCATCAATAAGATCACCTACATCAACTGTATCACAAGGACTGTCTCCACAATCACAACAAGGAGCAACAACAGTTACACTACGGGTGAAACCATTGAAATAAAGAGTATCAAGATAACTTGAGTGAGCACGGATGGTTAATGTGATAACATCGCCACATTTAACATCCCAACTACCAATGTCGATTATCTGATTGATAGGTGTAGGGCAACCTGTTACTTTGTAAAACTCAGTAACATTGCTTTTGCAATTAGCTGTAGGACAACCTTTGATTTTGTCCGAGCGTTTACTGCCCTGTAAATAGGTGTTTGTCCTACCTTGAGCAACATAGAAATAATCACCAGCCTGAATCGTAGGACTGGTTGCGTTTGTTACAGCAGCATAAGCTTGATTAAAAAATCCAACTTGACCAGCTGTGAGGTCCTGTGTAGAGTTGGCACTGGCGATTGCTACGCCAACCGGCACTACAAACAGAGTAGTCAATGAAAAATCAGCCATTTTGTTTAAGTATTAAGGGTTAGTATTAAATTTATTCACTTTTTTGTATTCTACTTTGAGCTGTACTCACTGCTCCAGCATTTTCAGTATATCCTGCGATATCCTGTACTGTCAGATCAACAAGTTCATCCTCCAAGTAATTCTTTAATTCACAATTTTCATTAACGGAATTCGTTCCATCCAATTTTACATATCCCTCTTTATCAATGTATTTGGGATAACGAATGTAGGATAGATAGAGTTTTATAGGTGTAAATGTTCCGTCTGTAAAGATAGCAATTTCATCTGAAGAAATATAACTACATGTTTCTTGATATTCAAATGATGGTTTATAATGAACATTGTTCAAAACAAACTGAAGATCACCATGACTTAGTAAATCTCTATTTATCCATATCTTTCTGTTTTTGCATTTCCCTTTATCAGCAAGAATATATGCATCAACATAGAACATGTATGCAGGAGAAACTCCCAATAGGGAAGCTGTCCATTTATTTAATTCTTTGTTTACAAGAGAAAGAGTAAGAGGATGATTCTCAAAAGACTCTATAAGCTTCTGAAGATCTTCGTATCTCTTTCTGGTTGAATCCATTCCAGTTCCCAGAGGAGTGGCAGGGCCATCAACCTTTTGTTTAATTAGTTTGAGCTGTGCTTCATTCAAGGATAATATCTTATCCTCTAATTGAATCTGCTGATGTTCATTAGTAGATAGCTTATTTAGTTTCTGATCTATTTTGTATAATAAACTATCTACAGGAATCATATGGCAGCTATTTTCTTCAGTTTAATTTTACCTTCCAGTGTAATAAGATCGTCTTGGTGATCATCATCTGAAAGATATTTTACAAGTTCGTCTTCATCTGTAGCAATTTCAAACTCTCCTTCATATATCTTACCATTAGGTTTTGCCCTATATATGGAAAATTGAATTGCCTGTTTTACTAAGTCTTTTATATGAAGTAGGTTTTCTTTCATGTCAGCAAACCTGTTAAACACCTCGACAGTTGATAAGCCTTGGTAGTTTCCGGATTTGAATTCATGTTGTTTAAGAATATTATCCACCTGATTGTATACTGACTCCTCAGTAGTAGAATCTGTAACAGGAAGCCCCAAGAGTCTTGCTACTTTCTTCTTTTTATCAGGAGTCATGCTGTCGAATTTAGAGATTGCTTTATTGATAAGTACTTTTTTCTTAAATACTACCATATTCTCAATATCATCATCAACAACATAAAATTGAGTTTCAGCAGGATAATCCCCTCTTTCCCATGCCTGATAACTACTGGCAATCGTGGGATGTACCCTTAACCAAGAAAAGGCAAGTTCCTGAAAAGGAATACTAGTATCAAAATAGTTATCTCCATCTGTTAGTTTTACAGGCTGAACATGAAGAGCATCATCTGTTGATGTAGAAAGACTGTGATTCCAGAAAGGTGAACGGACACCAAGATCAATTCCTCCAAGAGCTTCTTCTAATTTTTGTTTTAGCTTACTGACTCTCTCTTGTTCAATTTCTCTTTCAGTGGGATCTTGTATTCGTTTAATGTAGGAGGCATCTTTATCAAGTCCTGTCCTATATTTTCCATCCATTTCCTTGTAAGGATATTTGAATACCCCTGTACCGGGAATACGTGTTAGTCCTTTTTGTACTAAGCTTCCTTGCATTGTTTGTAATCCACTAACTGAATAATCTTTCTTAATAGTGGAAATCTTGCCAACTTTCGCCATATAAAATGTAGTTTAATTAAGTTTCAAATTTAAAAAGAAGAAGGCTCCCTCACTTAGGAGGGAGCTTTCTCAGATTAACATTAGAGTTGAGGGATTTCCTCAATTAAGACTGTCCTAGACAGATCTTCAATAAAGACATCACAACGGTCTTTCATCCAGAGTTCATATCCCGGGAATTTATTTGCTGAACTCATTCCCTGTGATTTTGCAAAACCAAGGTGATGAGCAGTCCCATCAATATAACCCCAAGTCATTGAAGGAGCACCTTCCATCCTGACCTCACGAATATTGTTCACCATAGAACCATCACTCATTGGAGAGACATCGAATACCATGAACACAGGAGTAGATTTCTTGTTCTGACCAAACTCAAGATTGCTCTGCGGCAGATCAAGTTCTTTCAGGTGAATAAGTTCAACCCTTCCGGTTTCACGAGTAACCATTGCATCGAATGCAAAGTTATAAGTGATATGCTGACCTTCTCCCTGTAAGTAACGATTGCCACTATCTGCCATAAAAGTGAGGCCAGAATTAAGAGCATCGTTTTTAAGAGCCTGCTGGAATACATCAAATCCTGCTTCATTGGTGTACATTTTTACATGACGATCTTTTACATCAACACGCCTGTAGAATAAATCTCCAAAGACAGAACGAATGAGATTTGCAGAGAACTCTCCACGATTGTATTGAACAAGATTTCCATTCATACGCATCCTGTGATATACACCAGCAGATACACGTTTCAGTTCCTGTTTGCTACCACCTGTTTTTACAGTTCCCGGCTTACTCCAAATCATACGCTTAACTTTCAGTTCAAGCATAGATTTACGCATCCAGAATTCAATAAAAGGTTCCCATTTAATATCATTGCGAGTAAGAGGAAGCTGGTTTCTACGCTGAGGAGCATAAACCAAAATGTCAAGAGCTTTCCCTGAGGAATCCCTCATCATCTTTTCATCAGCCCACTGGGTAATTTTATGTTCATATCCATATGCTGAACCGAGAGATTCAAACATTTGGATTTTTTCACCCAAACGAGGAAGACCAAGTAAATCCTGATCGAATTCACCAATCACTCCATCTATGAGTTCGAGTTCCAAACCTATCTGAAGGAAGGTGGAACTTACATAATCAATGATAGGATTGTCACTTACCAGAGTAAAGTTGTAGAGATAGCCCATATTATATGGCATGGGGTCTTTGGTAACATACCAGCGAGGACCATACTGACGAGATCCCACAGATATAATTGCATTCTTGGAGAATTCGTTAGTGTCAATAACTACCTGAAATTCCTGACCATCAATACCCGGCTTTGGTAAATTCAATGTAGAAGCAGGAATGTCGATGATTTTTGGAAATTTGTAAGGAACCTGTACTTCCCATTTCCATGCATCACTGTTGTTGGTAATGTAGAATGGTTTAGATTTGTTGATCATGTCAAGGAAGTCATTGCTATAGAGCGAGCTCTGCGTGTACAGACTGATGATTTTCTTATCATAATCTGCAGGTTCAGTGCTGTGAAATGATTCCAAATGATTTGCGTCTGTGAGTTTACCTACTGCTCGCTTGTCCATAGAGGCAACACGAGAGTAGACAAAACCAGTTAAACCGGGAATTGTTTGAATAGCCATTTTGTTTAGTGTTTAAGGTTAATTTTTATTGTTAGATAAACCATGAGTGAGTTTTTTGTGATCCACTTGCTCCACCTGCTTTGTTTTTAATCACCTGCTTTGCAGTTTCGCTAAATATCTGATCAGTCTTTTTTGTGATACCAGACTTTTGAATGACAGATAATGTGGGATCCTTTTCCATTATTTTTAAGAGAAGTCCAAGTTTAACCTTATTCACATGATTTTCAGGACGCTTTAACTCCAAAATAGCACGATCAAAATCAGTGAGGGTTTCTCCGGAAGCCGTCTTCCATTTATCCACCAACAAAAAGTCTTGTAGTTCACCTGCTAGTTTGGGGTTGATCGGTATTCCATCAAACTCCTTACTTTTTATCTTTTCCTGCAGAATAGTCTGCACATTATTTATATACTGAGTCTTGATTAGGTTCTTTTGCTTTAAGTCTACTTCAGCTTTCTGTTCAAGTTGTTGAAGTTTAATTGCTTCTTTCTTCACAAGTACTTTGTGATGCTTTGCAGCAACTGTTTCAAGATCTCCGTAGTTCCTAAGTCTTTCTACTTCTGTATTAACATCTTCAGGCTCAAGTCCCTGATCTGTAAGAGCCTGACGAACAACAGTTTCCTGATTTTGTTCTTTTGTCATATCCATCTGAGCATAGTCTACAGCAGCACTATATGCTGCAAAGTACTCTTTTGGATTTGCTCCTTTTACATATATGGCATCAAATGCATTCTGATAGTCCTCACCAAATTGTCCAATGAAATTATGAAGTGCTTCTGTAGCTCCTTTTTTCTTTTCAGTTTGAAACTTTTCAAGAAACTCTTCAGCGGAAGTAATTTTTTCATCATCTTCATCCTCATCATCCTTTGTAAATATACCAAGTTTGTAGAGGTCATTTGCAAGAGCATTGAATTGAGAAGGCGTTTCTACTTGTTCTTCTTCTACACCCTCTTTCTTTTCAGTTTTATTTTGAACAATCTTCTCATCTTTTTCTTCATCCTCATTTTCTTCAAGAAAATTAGAAATTAGATTCTGATTGGTCTCTTTTTCTTCAGTTGTTTCTTCTTTGGAATCCCCACCTTTCTTTTCAATTTTCTTCTCTGTCTTTGGAGGTTTTTCATCTTTCTTTTCCTCGATAACAGGTTGAAGATCATCTGCATTACCTGACACTAATTCAGGTGTCATTAAATCTTTAATGAGTTCAGTGTTACCTACACCCATATCCATTGTTTCTTCAATGCTGAAGGATGGACGATCATTATTAATATCAGCCATATGTAGTTATTTATACCAGTTTGTAATGTAA